ACAATGATGTCCAAGAATATTCATTGGGGTTGTCGTCTCTGGTAGACTACGAAGTAGATTTCATTGAGGCAATATAATGACAAGAGCGATAGACTCGGCAACCATTGCAGAGCTTGCAAAGGATGACTTTAACCTTGCGACTTTAATAAAGTTAGAGTTCAGCACCCCTTTATATATTACAGATTGGGATAGAGATGTTTCCGCTTTATCTGCTACCTGGTCGAGTAGCTCTCACTTCCTATCTGTCGGCGATCCTGTCGAAACCTCTGAGCTTCGAGTTAACACCGTAGACATCACCTTATCAGGCGTGGAGCAGTCTTACGTCAGCCTGTTTCTGTCTCAAGAATACATAGATAGGCCAGTAAAAGTTTACCGAGCTGTTCTCAATGATTCAGATGCGGTAATTGGCGCGCCTATATTAATATTCGATGGATTGATGACCGGGTATGCTATTGATGACACAGAGAATAGCAGTGAGGTAAAGGTTAACTGCGCCTCTCACTGGAAGGACTTTGAGAAAGAGAATGGCCGGAAGACAAACGACAACTCGCAAAAGATACACTTCCCTAATGATGATGGGTTTGAGTTTGCAGCTAACACGATCAAAGATTTGAAATGGGGACGTAAATAATGGCTTTAACTCTAGGTTGGATTATAGGTATAGCTGTAGCTTCTACTGCCGTTTCGTATGTAATGACGCAACAGGCCATGAAGAAGGCCAAGAAAGCTGCCGACGATATGGCTGGCGTTCTGATCAACAAAGAGTCAAACATCGAGCCTATCCCTGTCATCTACGGTGAACGCAGAGTAGGTGGTGTAAGGGTATTCGTATCTACTAAAGATGTAAGCGGTGGGGCTAAGAATGAGTTTTTATACATTGCTTTAGCGATGGCTGAAGGCGAAGTAGAGTCAATCACTGACATCTACATCGATGATAACCCTATCACTGACAGTAAATACTCTGGACTTTATACTATCAACGTACACACTGGCGCTGATAACCAGACTTATGATCCACTGCTTACTGAGGCTAACGCAGGCTGGACATCGAGCCATAAGCTGAGTGGTGTTGCGTACCTTGCAATACGCTTGAAATGGGATGCGGATGTATTCCAGGGCGTTCCTGAGATTACTGCCGTGGTTAAGGGCCGTAAAGTTTACGACCCAAGAAATGGATCAACTGCATGGAGTAATAACCCGGCTTTATGTATTCGCGACTACCTCACTAATGATCGCTACGGCAAGGGTATTCCTACTGCTGCTATCGATGACGATGCCTTTGAGGATGCAGCGGATGACTGTGATCAGTCTGTTACGTTTTACTCTGGTGGATCAACAGGTAAGATATTTGAGTGTAATGCTGTACTACAGACAGATGAGACCCTTTTCGACAATATAGAAAAGATGCTAATGGGCTGTCGAGGCTTTTTGCCTTACCGTCAAGGCGAATACGGCCTGATCATTGATAAGTCGCGGTCTAGCGTATTTTCGTTTGATACTGATACTATTGTCGGTGGCATCTCTATAGCAGGAGAGACTAAAGAGAATAAGTTTAACCGCGTCCTAGTTAAGTTTGCTAACCCAGATGTTGACTATCAACCTGATCAAGCAGTGTGGCCTGCTGGGGGATCAACCGAAGAGACAGCCTTGCTTGCAGAGGATAACGGAACTCTACTGGTTGAAGAGCTTACTCTCGATACAGTGACTAATTACTACGCTGCTAGGGATTTAGCCAGGGTCATACTGAAGCGGTCTAGGAATGCGCTTAGAACGTCATTTAAGGCCACTAGCGAGGCTTTACAGCTAACAGTAGGGGATGTGGTAACGGTCACGCATCCTACCCCAGGATGGAGCGGCAAGCCCTTCCAGGTTGAGTCTATCGCAATGAACTACGATGGAACCTGCTCTGTTAACCTTCTTGAGTATGATTCCACTATCTATACCTATGACCTGGCTGCACAGCAAACTGTTTACCCAGATACTGAACTTCCTGATCCGTTTAGTGTTGTACCTCCTACTGGATTACAGGCTAACGCTGAGACCAGTGTTGCTCTGGACGGAACCATCGTTACCTCTATGGTTGTTTCGTGGACAGCAAGTACTGACTCATTCGTGGATCAGTATGATGTTCAGTGGTCTACAGATAACAGCACATTCCAGTCTGTAGTGACTGACGATACCCTTTATAGAATCTCTCCAGTTGAGGCTGGTGCGACCTACTACACGAGAGTTAGATCAATCAACTCGCTTGGCGTTAAGAGTGGGTTTGTATATGCCAACCAAGGCTCTGTCGGAGATACTACTGCGCCTGCATTGCCGACATCTATATCAGCAACTGCTGGTTATAAATCAATCAGTCTTGAGTGGACTAACCCATCGGATAAGGACTTTTCTAATGTGGAGGTCTATCGTGCCACATCTTCTGGTGGATCGTTCTCTGAGGTCGCTACTGTAGGGGGTGGCTTTGGTGCTAATGCTGAGTTCTTGAATGGCGGCTTGGCTGACGCAACCACTTTCTACTACAAATTTAAGTCTGTTGATTACAGTGGAAATAAGTCTGCGTTTACCGCTGAGGTATCAGCTACCACTAACGCGGCTGCTATTTCTGGTACTGACGGCAAGTCTACCTTTACGGCTCCAATCTTCAAAAGGGACACTAGCACACCGGCTACTCCAACAGGCGGCACGTTTAACTTTGGAACTAACGTACTAACACCCCCTAGCGGTTGGTCGGTAACTATACCTTCTGGAACTGATCCTATCTACGAGGCTACATTCCAATTCTCTATATCTGGTGATACAGGTACGGTTACAGCAGGCACTTGGTCAACACCGGTGGTTATTGCTGAAAATGGTGATGATGGTACTGACGGTACTGACGGTGCTAATGGTCTAAGTACGTTTACGTTTGCTGTTCACAAAAGAGCGACTAGCACTCCTAGCTCACCTTCTGGGGGTTCTTATAACTTCACTACTAATACGATTACTGCCCCATCTGGCTGGTCTGAGGAGATACCAAGCGGAACTGATCCTGTTTATATATCGATAACCAAAGCGCAAATAAGCGGGCCAACAGGTACTGACTCTAGCTTATCATGGACTGCGCCTGTTCTGTTCGTAGAGAACGGGGCTGACGGCACTGACGGAACGAACGGCACTAACGGCACTAACGGAGATGACGGCCCTAGAAATGCTGCTGGGTATGTTTATTACTATTTGTCATCTGCTACTGCACCGTCAAGCCCGTCTGCAACGTCCTACAACTTTAGCACTGGAGCATTTGGTGGTCTCACTACTAACTGGTCAAGAACACCGCCAACTAACACTGGGGGTGACGCTAAGTATTGGGCTACCAGTTATTATGTTACAGAAGCTACTTTTGGCGGCACACAAACTCTTACGTTTGGCACACCTTTTGCCAGCTTCCAGTTCGATGGCTTGGTTACATTTACTAATCTAAACAGTGAGCTTGCTGATGCATCTAGCACTGAGATCACTACTATAAATGGTGGCCTGCTAAAGACAGGCACTATTGATGTTAGTCAGGTAAATATTGCAGGAACTGCAAGCGCGGGAATTAGCATTAAGTCTGCTGCAAGCGGGTCAAGGATGGAGATAGAGTCAGACGTTATAAAGATTTACGAAGGATCAACGCTGCGCGTTCAACTTGGTGATTTGTCCTAATGGCTTATGGTTTAAAGGTATATGACGCAAGCTCTAATATCAGGCTAGATACGACTGATAGAGAGTTTCGCTATGTGGCTTTTTATACTGGGTCAGTATCGGCTAGTTCATCGACTAACGTATCTGTATCTGGGCTAACTAATGATGGCACTTGGGGGCTTAATGAAACTCAGGGAAGCAATCTATTTTTAGAGCTTAGTATCGGCACTAATCAGTTCACCGTGAATAATACTGACAGCACAAATGCTGGCACATATAACGTGCAGGTGTTTAGGATATGAGCTACGGCATCTTGGTTAAAAACCAATCAGGCTTTACGCAGATTGACGCAACCTACGACAACATATCGTCGTTTGCTAGTGGCTCGGTGACTAGAAGCTATGTCAATTCTGCTGGGACGCAGACCCTTAACAAGGTTTCTTTTCCTGCTAATACGCCAACTGATTATCTGATATTTGCCAAGCCAACTGCACAAACATTTACTAGACAGATAACTTTAGCGGTGTATTCTG